AATTTAGATTACTTGCTACTATCTTTAAAGATAGTCTTCCTCCTGTTTATCCTTACGCAGTATCAGGCGGTAATATGCAAGTTAAGCAACAAGATTTTGATGATAGAGTAGATATATTCCCAGTAAGCAATCCAGACATATTTTCTACTAGCCAAAGAATAGTTATGGCTCAAGAAATGATGCAGTTAGTTCAATCTAATCCAGAGATCCATGGTCCTGGTGGAACTTATGAAGCTTACAGAAGAATGTATGCTGCTTTAGGTGCAGATAATATAGACCAATTACTTATGCCACCACCAGATACAACTCCTAAACCTATGGAGTCTGGTATGGAAAATAGTGGACTTATGATGGGTGGACCAGCTCAAGCATTTCCAGAGCAAGACCATGATGCACATATAGCTACTCACGTGTCTTTATTAAATATGGCTCCTGTTCAGATGAATGCTCAGATACAAGGAAACATACATTCACATATCATGCAGCATTTACAATTAAAAGCAGATGCAATTGCTCAACAGCAAATGCCTCCAGAAGCTATGCAACAGTATCAACAGATGCAACAACAAGCTCAACAAATGCCCCCTCAAGAAGCAGCTCCAGTTATGCAGCAAGCTCAGGCTATGTTAGCTCAGTTTAGTTCGCCAATTATGTCTGAACTAATGCAACAATTCTCTCAACAAGTATCAACTCCACCAGAAGAAGATCCGCTTGTAACTATAAGAAAACAAGAACTTGCACTTAAGGGTCAAGAGTTGTCTCAAGATCAAGAACAGTTTGAATCTAAAGAAAGGATGAGAATGGAAGAAAAGTTACGTCAAGATAAAATTGATGTAGAAAGGATTCAGGCTCAAAAAGATATAGCAGAGCTAAAAGACGATACAACTAGAGACAGAATGGATCAACAAAAAGAACTTAAATTAATTGATATTGGTCTAAAAGGACTGTAAAGTACACTTATGAAAAATATAAAAGTATTAAAAGGAAAACAAGGTTACTCTAATAAGGGTTCCGTGCCATTTAAAGCTGTTTCAGAAGCACCTAAAAAAACTAAAGCTTCCTCTACTCCAGGAATGGGTAAAGGGAAGGCTAGAGGTATGGGCGCTGCTGAATTTGGCGGCAAGTTTTCTGGTATATATTAAATGTCAATTCTTTGGCTGTCTGAACAGCTAAAAAAAAGAATTGGTGAGAAAAAAGATGATATTCAAATCTCCATTATGAATGGGGCTAAAGATGTTGAAGAGTATCATTATCTACGTGGGCGCTACAATTCTCTCGCCGACCTAGAATCTGAACTTAGAGAATTGCTAAAAAAGGTGATAGAAAACGATGAGCAAGGTAATAGTTCCTGACCATGTCGCAAAAGCAGTAGAAAGAGAAAATCTACAAAAAGCTGAAAAAATTGAAAAAGAAAAAAAACCAGAAGCGGTTAAAGAAGTAGAAAACGCTTATACAGAAGCTTCAAAAAGAGTATTAGATCCATCTTTACTCGATAAATCATTTCTAGAAAGAATGCCTCAACCTACTGGGTGGAGGATACTTATATTGCCATATAAAGGCAAAGGTGTGACCGAAGGCGGCATACAATTAATTAAAGAAACAGTCGATAGAGAATCTTTAGCAACCGTAGTGTCCTACGTTGTTAAAATGGGTCCTATGTGCTATTCAGACAAAAACAAATTTGGAGATACTCCTTGGTGTGAAAAGGGAGATTGGGTGCTAATTGGTAGATATGCAGGAGCCAGGTTTAAACTTGGTGACGATGCAGAATGCCGTATTATAAACGATGACGAAGTTATTGCGACCATTGATGATCCCGATGACATTGTCAGCGCATAACGTGAGGAGGACTCATGCAAGAACCACAAATGAATGAAGAAATACAACAAGATCCTATAGAAGACGGACAAATTGTTGAACTAGAAACAGAAGAATCTTCAGAAGATAAGGAAGCTCAGACTTCTGTTGAAGATGTTTCTGTTGAAAAAGAAAAGCAAGTTAAGAAAGAAGACGAGTTAGAAGATTATTCTAAAGGCGTTCAGAAAAGAATAGCTACGCTTACCAAAAAGATGAGAGAGCAAGAAAGAGCAGCTAATTCTGCTTATGAGTATGCTCAGTCATTACAAGCAGAGAATCAACAATTAAAACAAAGCAGTACAGAGTTAAATAAAAATTATTTATCTGAAGCTCAAAACAGATTAAATTCTCAAAGAGCGCAAGCTAATGCAGTTTTAAAAAATGCTTATCAAGAGCAAGACTGGGACAAGGTAACAAAGGCCCAGGGTATTCTTGATAAGATAACAGTAGAAGAAAGTAAGTTGGCTAATACTACTCCAGTACAGGTAGAAAAACCAACTACTTATCAAAATTACCAAGCTCCAATGCAGCAGCAGGCTCCAGTTCAGCAACAAGCTCAACCAGATCCTGAAGCAGAAAGTTGGGCTAGTAAAAATGAGTGGTTTGGCGAAGATGAAACAATGACCTTAGCCGCTTTTAACATTCATCGTAAATTAATTGAAGAAGAGGGCTTTGACACTTCTGATTCAACATATTATGATGAGATAGATAAACGTATCAGAACTGAATTTCCTCACAAATTCTCAACAGGTGATGAAGTCAAGTCTAATAGCAAAATGCAACAGAATGTTGCACCAGCTGGAAGAAGTGATAGTTCTGGGCGCAAACGTCAAGTCAAACTTAGCGCAAGCGAAGTTCAAATGGCAAAACGTTTAAATGTGCCGCTTAGCGAATATGCTAAGTACATTAAAAGGTAAATTATTATGACTGATGAGAATAAAATAGAACAAAACAACAGAACTCCGCGTTCTGCAGAAACTCGAGCTAAAGATACTGCTCGCAAACCTTGGCGTCCCCCATCTATGTTGGATACGCCTCCAGCACCTGAAGGATATACCTACAGGTGGATAAGAGCCGAACTCGTCGGCGAAGAAGATAGAAAGAATGTTATGTCTAGGATGCGTGAGGGTTTTGAACTCGTACGTTCTGAAGAGATAGGAGATTTTGAACTTCCGAGCATGGACGATGGAAGGCACGCTGGAGTAGTAGCCGTGGGTGGTTTGCTGTTGGCGAAGATTCCTAATGAAACACGTGACGAAAGAAACGCCTATTTCAACGATCGTGCAAAACTGCAACAAGATGCAGTTGATAATGACTTAATGAAAGAATCTGACCCTAGTTCTCCGATGTTAAAACCTCAGAGATCTACAAGCGTAACTTTTGGTGGTGGAAACAGAGATTAATCTGATTTCACTTAAATAAAACTTTTTAAAAAAAGGTAAATATTATGGCGAATGTAAATGCACCTTTCGGTTTAAAACCTATTGGGAAGTTAGGCTCGGCTGTTAATTCTACAGGAACAACAGAGTACGACATTCTAACAGGTACAACTGGAACTATTTATACAGGCGACCCAGTAAAAATGGTCAACACAGGCGGCATTGCCGTTGCTGCTGCTGGCGATTTATTACTAGGAGTCTTTCAAGGCTGTCACTATACAGACTCAAGCGGAGACAAAATTTTCTCTCCTGTTTGGACTACATTGACAGCAACCAGCGACTGCAAAGCAGCCGTTGTCGACGACCCAGATGCTTTATTTGAAGTACAATCAGCTGCTACAGGTAGCGTTACTCAAACCGATGTTGGTTTGAATGGCGATATTGTTTATGCTGCAGGTTCTTCAATATCAGGCGTTTCAGGAGTTAAAATTAGTGGCACTATGGCTACTGGTACAGCTCAACTGAGAATCATGGGTATATCAAACGATCCTTCTAACAATGCGTTAGGAACTGGGTCTTTATCAACCAATGTTAACTTTATCGTCAGAATTGCCGAGCATTTTAACAGAACTGCTGCGGGAGTATAATAATGGCTATAAATAGAGCGCAATTAGCGAAAGAATTAGAACCAGGATTAAACGCCTTGTTCGGAATGGAATATGCTAGGTATGATAATCAGCATACTGAAATATTTGAAACTGAGTCATCAGACAGAGCTTTTGAAGAAGAAGTAATGATCGTGGGATTTGGTAACGCATCAGTAAAAGGCGAAGGTAACGCTGTCGAATATGACAATGCTACTGAAGGCTTTACTGCACGTTATGCTCACGAAACAGTTGCTTTAGCTTTTTCTCTAACTGAAGAAGCGGTTGAAGATAACTTATACGATAGATTAGGCTCAAGATATACAAAAGCTTTAGCAAGATCTATGGCTAATACAAAGCAAATTAAGGCAGCTTCTGTTCTTAATAATGCTTTTAGTAGCAGTTATACTGGTGGCGATGGCGTTGCTTTAGTATCAAACTCTCACCCTTTAGGTGGCGGTGGTACTGCAAGTAACAGACCAACAGCTTATGCTGACTTAAACGAGACTTCGTTAGAAGATGCTCTTATTAATATCTCAACTTTAGTTGACGATAGAAATTTGACAATTGCTCTACAAGGAAGAAAGCTTATTGTTCCACCAGCATTACAATTTGTTGCTGACAGACTACTACAAAGCCCAGGCAGAGTAGGAACTTCTGACAATGACATTAATGCTATTAAAAATATGGGTATGGTCCCTGAAGGATATGTTGTTAACAACTATCTAACAGATACTGATGCTTGGTTCCTAAAGACAGATTGTCCTGATGGATTCAAACATTTTGAGAGAAGCCCTATGCAAACATCACTAGAAGGTGATTTCGATACTGGTAACATGCGTTACAAAGCTAGAGAAAGATACTCCTTCGGTTACTCCAATTGGAGAGCTGTGTTCGCATCTCAAGGAGCATAATCTTAATTGATTGTCTAAAGGGAGTTTCGGCTCCCTTTTTTTTTGACTAAAACTAATATACAATCAAAGAACTAGGATTTATTAACTTG